GTAATGGGCCAAGTCCTAGCCGATGGCCGCATAGGCGTAGCCGTGCTCGAGGTATTTCACTCAGACGTATCTATCGACGAGCTATTTATGGCAGACCATATAGCTAAATGGTGTAAAGATTTTTACCCTCGGACCGTTTGCTACGACAAATACACCACGGCCTCGATAGCCAAACGCCTCGAAATTAACGGCGTGCATACGACCGATATATCCGGGCAAAAGGGGTACCAAGCCTCGGGCGACTTATACGAAGCTCTAGCTAATAATCGTTTAGTGCACTCGGGCCAAGATTTACTCGTTACTCATTTTGCTAATTGTGCGGCTAAAGAGTCCGATAGCTCGTGGCGTATCGTCCGGAGAAAATCCGCCGGGCCCGTAGATATTGCGATCGGCGTATCGATGGTCGTTCATATTCTTAATCAGCCAATGGCAGAGGCTAAAGTTTACATCTAAGACACGCCGGCAAAAAACGGATTTATGCTTGACATTTTGAGAAAATCCTACCTATGGGATTACTCCAAACTCTAGGGCTCAAGAGCTCCGATAAACCTCAGGTAGAGGCTCAGTATGCACCTGCCGTAATGGATACTACTTACGGTTATGGATCTTTTAATACGGGTAATTTTGGGTATAACGGCGTAGGTATCGATCGTAATTTTGCGTTACAAGTATCGAGCGTTGCACGGTGCCGTAATTTAATTGCCGGAGTTATTAGCTCTATTGATTTATCTCTATACAAAAAATCTACCGGCGAAAAGTTAGGCTCCCCTGTTTGGTTAGAGCAGCCGGATATTCGACAACCTCGAAGCGTTACGATAGCTGCAACCGTCGATAGTTTAATTTTTTATTCTGTTGCATATTGGCGCGTTACATCTTTGTATGCCGATGATGGCAGACCGTCCGGCTTTGAGTGGGTTGCTAATAATCGCGTTACATATACGACTAACCAATACGGTACAGAGATACAAGATTATTTCGTAGACGGTAATAAAGTACCTATGGGAGGTATTGGATCTCTACTTACTTTCCAATCGTTACTACCTGGTGTATTACAGAGCGCTAGTACGACTATTAAAGCGGCCTACGATGTACAACGTGCGGCGGCTATTAGTGCAGCTACACCAATGCCTACAGGTATCCTAAAAAATAACGGCGCAGATTTACCGGAGTCACAAATACAAGGACTACTAGCGGCCTTTAAGAGCGCTAGACAAAATCGCAGCACCGCATATTTAACGAGCACTCTCGAGTATGTCCCTACATCCTTTTCACCTAAGGACATGGCGTACGCGGAATTTTCTCAGTACCTCGCAACTGAAATTAGTCGCGCCATGAACGTACCGGCGTACCTAATTAGTGCGGACATGAATAACTCAATGACATACCAAAATATTTTAGACGGTCGTAAAGAATTTGTCGCTTACTCGTTGCAGCCTTACATCTCAGCTATCGAGGATCGCCTCAGTATGAACGACGTAACAAACGGAGCCAATCAAGTGCGTTTCGCGGTAGACGACACATTTTTACGAGTCGATGCCAAGGATAGATTAGACATCATCGAGAAAATGTTAAATCTAGATCTAATCGATGTAAACCAAGCTCGCTCAATGGAGCAACTAACACCGCTAGGAGATACAAGTGCTACTAACGTTTAGCCAAGAGATACAAGCCGCAGATACAGAGCGCCGGATGATATCCGGACTCGTTGCACCTTATGGCGAGGTAGGTTTTACAAGTGCAGGCCCGGTTATGTTTGAGCGCGGCTCAATTACATACGCTGAAGCAACAAATATTAAATTACTTATGCAGCATCAAGCCGATAAGCCGGTAGGTCGCGCAATTAGTTTTAGCGACTCAACAGAGGGCGTATACGGATCCTTTAAGTTATCGAGCAGCACTCGAGGACAAGATGCGCTCGTATTAGCTCAGGAAAACCTAGTAAGCGGCTTATCCGTAGGGGTCGATGTAACGGCCTCTAAGCCAATGGGTGATTACCTGCTCGTCACGGCGGCCGTCCTCAAAGAGGTATCACTCGTCGAGAGTGCGGCCTTTAGCAGCGCCGGCGTTGAGGAGATTATGGCGGCGCGAGCTGCTATCGAAGCTGCAACTAGCACAAAAGAAAAAACTACAACTATTTCTACGACTATCGTAGAGATCGAAACCGAAACAGAAACCGAAAGCGAGGAAGCTGTGACTACAGCCCCAGAAAATACACCGGAGGAAACTCCGGTAGATGCACCGGCCGAGGCTGAAAAAGTCGAAGCCGCTCGTAAGATCATCCGACCATCCGTACTAGACTCTCAGCGAGTACGTACACCTATTACATCTATGGGCGCTTATACAGAGCACAAGATCAAGGCAGCTCTAGGTAACGATGACTCAAAGCTTTATGTAACCGCAGCCGATGATAGCTTTGCTACTAACCCTGCATTTTCACCTACTCAGTACTTAGCAGAATTTCCTACTAACACTCGTTTTGGTACACCTGCTATCGATGCTTGCTCACGTGGAGTTTTGCCGACTAACGGTATGACGATCAACGTGCCCTCACTTGTCACGTCCGCGGGCGGCGGTACAGGCGTAGCACCTGTCGTAACCGTTGAGCTCGAAGCCGGAGCGGTACAAAATACAGGCATGGAAACGGCATACCTAACAGGTACCGTATCTAAGTACGCCGGTATGAATACGATTAGCGTCGAGTTGCTTGAGCGGTCGGATCCCAACTTTTATGCGGAGCTCACAAATCAGTTGCAAAATGCGTATCTAAAGACACTCGATACGACAGTACTAAACGCACTTATCGCAGCTGGTCAATATAGCTCCGGATGCGATGCAGACTCAGCAGGTATTATCGAGTTTGCCTCAGACTCAGCTCGTAAGGTTTACGAAGCTACCGGTTATTTTGCTAATAACTACATCGCTAACGGATCACAATGGCAACTACTAATGGGTGCTACTGATACAACAGGGCGACCAATTTACTCAGCATCTCAGCCAATGAACGCAGGCGGATTAACTCAGCCGGGATCTATTCGAGGCAACGTACTCGGACTTGATCTTTATGTAGATAAAAACTTTACCGCTACTACAACGATCGACGACTCAGCCGTAATCCTTGCACCTGAGGCCTTTACGGTTTACCAATCACCTACGGCGTATATGTCAGTAAACGTAGTATCAAACCTACAAGTGCAAGTAGCTATTTACGGCTACATGGCAACTATCGCAAAAATGCCTAAGGGTATTGTTAAGTTTAACCTTAACTAAATAAACCACTAATAGTCGGTAGGGCTCTTAGCCCTTTGAGCCCTACCGGCCCTAGTAAGTAAGGAGAATAAGATGCCTGCCACGTACGTAACCGAAGCCGAGCTACGCGCTAACCTCGGCATCGAAAACCTTTACTCGTCGGATATCGTGGAAACCTGTTGCCAAACGGCTCAAGATTTACTTAACCAATTTTTATGGTTTGACTCAGCTCCGGTCGTAGGCACCGCGTTACAAAATAACGTAGCTACCGTAATGATCGCTAACCCTGCAATATTTAGCACCGGCGACTCCGTAACCTTGAGTGGATGCGGCTCAACCTATAACGGGACTTATACAGTTACCGGCACGATCCCATGGACGGCCGGCACTACTACTCAGTTTCCATCGATAGCATTTAATAATATGGCTTTTAATTGGCCTAATGGTTATAGCTTTATACAGTTTGCTAAAACCGCAGCTAACGCTAATTTTACGCGAGTACTCCCTTATGGCTCAGCCGTAGGCACCGATACAAAAACAAATAGCTACGCGACTACTCCGGCCGTACGCGAGGCCGCGATGATCTTAGCCGTAGACATTTTCCAAGCTCGCCAAGTATCACAAACCGGAGGCGTGTCCATCGATGGTTTTAGTCCTAGCCCTTACCGTATGGGTAACGCGATGATCGGCAAAATTCGCGGCCTTATCGCCGGTTATCAAAATCCGGGAAGCATGGTCGGATAATGCCGGTACCTATTACTACTTTACGCGCCTCACTAGCTGCGGCCCTTGCTAATGCAAACGTTTGGAATACTTACAGTTTTCCGCCTGCAACTATCACCGCTAATAGCGTGATCGTAAGCCCGGCAGATCCTTACATAACACCTACCAATAACGATTATGCCAATATTTCGCCGATGGCATCTTTTCGTATTATTTGTACGGTGCCGATGTACGACAATCAAGGCAACCTACAGGGTATTGAGTCCTTGGTTTGCGCCGTATTCCAAAAGTTAGCTGCATCGCCAATAGTTATGAATATCGGCGCGGTAAGTGCGCCTAGTGTTTTAACGGTACAAAGCGGCGATTTACTAACGACCGACATTACTATCTCAATACTAACCGAGTGGAGTTAAGCATGACGCTAACCGATGAAGATATCGCCTTCCTTATTAAGGTAGGACAGATTACCGAAGCACCAAAAAAAGAAACAAAAACACACACACCTACTACAGAGAAAAGCGAGGAATAGGCGATGGCCGTATTTCTATCAAATGGAGTAGTCGTAACCCTTAACTCGGTTGCACTCTCTGA